AATCTGTCATCTTCGACGTTCTTATCGAACAAATCTTTTGCCATTTTATCTAATGCTTTTTGTAGATTATAAAGTTCGGTTCTGTTACCATTACACATAATATTTTCTTCTTTTTTCATAGTTTTTACTCCTTTATGTTTTTTTAAACTATACATATATTATACCGAGATACCATGGTCTTGTCAATGGTTTTTTTATCATATAACTGTAAAAAAAGACGCAGAATAGATAAATATATGTGTTATAACAAAACCAAACAGGAGATCCATTTGAGCGACTCTTACCGCGATTACATTGTAGGTGTTCACAGCCTATACGACAAATACGAAGAGGATTGGCAACTTGCCCGTGACTCATTTTACGGAGGCGTAGAAATACGTGACGGAAAATATCTAAAAGCCTATGCTGTAGATATGAATACTCCTGCTGAAACCGTAAACACATATACAACAGATTCAAACGGCTATGTTAAGACCAGCAAAGCAAGAGTTGAAAATGTAAGCACAAAAGCAGAAGCACATAGAGGTGAAAACACCGTAGATGGTGGCACTTTTTATGCTGAAAAACTAAGGAACACACCATACTTAAACTACTTGCGTCTTATAGCCGCAGAGTATAACAGTATTCTATTCAAAAACCCACCAGTTAGAAATGTTGGCGATAACCAAGAAATACACGAGTTTCTCAACAATGTAAATGGTGAAGAAGACAATATAAACGAGTTTATGGCAACATTAGACTTATACACGTTCATATACGGAACGGCATGGGTAAGTTGTTTGAAGCCATTAGACAGTGATATACCAAAATGGAAAATCCATACACCGTTAGATGTTACAAACTGGCACTACGGTTACGATGGAAGAGGCGATCTCACATTGAAGTCAATCGTAATAAAACTTCATGAAAGCGACGCCGAAACAGTCTATAGATATATAACGCCGGAGACTATAGAAACTGTTTGGATAGGAGAGGACGATGATTATGTCCCCGATGTAGATAGCGATCTTATGGTAGCAGAAGATGGTTATTACCGAGTCATAGAAGAAAACGAACTCGGATACATTCCAGTGGTGCCAGTTTACCAAGGTTTAAAAATATATAACGGAATAGGAGCAACGCCAACTTTCGATTTAGCACAAATACAGAAAAGTATATATGCTGATATGGCAGAGATATATTCAGTTATCAGTTATGGTGCTCACGGAACACTTATTGTAGACGAAACAACAGACAGTCTCAATGATGGTGCCATAGGAGCAGAGCCGGGGAGCATTATTAGAGTGCCAGCCGGTATAGGCGAAGCCAGTAACTATGTATATGAGTTTGTGACGCCGCAGATGACAGCGGTAACAGAAATCAGAGAACTAATAGATCAAAAAATAACAAAAATGACAGAGATCAGTATGATAAGAAGCGATGATCTCATAAAATCAGCAAGAAGTGGTGAACAGTTAGAACAGTATGACAGCAAGTTAGAAGCATTCATAAGACGTAAAGCACAAAACTTAGAAAACGCAGAATCCAAACTGTTTAAAATATGGTTTGATTGGACAAACCAACAAATGCCACAAGATTTTTCAATAAGTTATAACAGACAATACAGTAAGAAAGCATTACAGCACGAAGTTGCTGAAATAGACAGTTTGCTTAAAACTTACCAAGATTTTCAATCAACGTTCATAGGCAACAACTATGAACCACAAGAATACGCCACAGAAGCAGAAGCAGAAGCAGTGGCACAAAGTTTAGGCGGTAGCGGAACACATAGTCATGAAAAAGAAGATGGAACCGTTATCTATATGCCATTTGTTACACATGATGAGTATCAAGAGGCAATGGAAGCCGCTATGGAGGCCGCAAATGACGGCAGTTTTGTAGAAGATATGCGAGACAAAATACGCAGTAGATTAAGTCAGTTAGTAGATGGTTCTACCACAGACAACGGTCTATAATATTTTGATTTACGACAACTTCTATCGTTAATAAAGGAGAATAAGAATGTCACAAGACAATGACGTTAATACACCAGTTGGAGGTGTCACAATCCAACCAGTAACAGACACTGATGCTGTGGATACAACCACAACAGAGGCTGAAGTAACACCTAAAGCAGATGCTAAAAGTGTTCCAACAGTTGAAAACCGTGATGGTAAACTGTTTGTAGACGGAGTTAGAGTTTTCACACGTGATGACACTAACAAAATAGCCGCTAAGGCTAAGAACGATGTTGAACAAGGTTTGTTAAAAGAACTAAACGTTGATTCATTAAAGCAGGTAAAGACAGTTGTAGAGCAACTCCAAACCGCGAATATTGATGAACACCAACAAACAGATCTAAATGTAAATGCCTTGAGAGACGCAGTTAAAAAACGTGAACAAACAGTAGAAGAGTTGCGTAGTGAACTTAACAAAGTAAAAACAGATTTTGTTTTAACTAATCATTTAAGCAAACTACAAAATGAAATGCCAAACAGTTGGAGTAGTGAACAAAAAGGTGCTGTAATCGATTTGATGAAAGCAAGAAATATGTTTGCTGTAGACGGCGAAGATTTTCAACTAAGAAATGGTGATGATTACATTACCACAGATGGTGAAACACCGGATTATAAGTCAGCAGTTGAGATGGTTGGCAAAAACTTGGGTTTACCGTTTGCTAAAAGAGGAACGCAGGTGTTGGACGTAGAAGCCAAAGACGGCGCAATACAAAAGAGCACAGGTGCTGTAAATGACGCACTTATCTCAAGTGATCCGGAGTATAGAGCCGCATATTTGAACATACGTGAACAGAATAAAACTTTGTTGAGATCGGATATCACAGATAAAATGGTCAAAGACAGAGTTGTAAAAATAAGAGAGTTAAGAAGTAGTTCCTAACTCACGTAATAACTATAATATAATAAGGAGACATTATGTCAACAAATAGTGCTAACCTGTTAAATAAGTTGTTCGAAGAAGTCAGTGGTGATCTTATTGCCCATTATGATAATAGTGTATTGATGCCTTCAGCAGAACTTATTTCAAACTCTTACAACTTAGTAGGAGCGGTTGGGAACAAAATGAGGATCCCAGTCACAAACGCATGGACAACAGGAGCAAGTGGTATCGCAGAATCGGCTGATATTGCTGGCGAAACTGGAGCAGTCCAAGACTTTAATCCATCAGCAATCGATCTTTCAGTAGCAAAAAGAGGTTCATTCTCTTATGTAACTGCTGAAGCATTAGAAGACGGTGGTTTATCAACAGTTTCAAATGCTGTATCTTTAAGATTAGCAAGAAGTATCGCACAGGGAACTGACCAATCAGCATTTAAATATATGCTAAACAACACAGACTCCGCACCGGGGACTATGGCAGAACTTGACGGAGCAGACAGCAACGTTGAGTGTGTCAACAACTCATTAACTGGTAACTTGGACTTATGTCCAGTGTTCTCACCGGAGGCTATGGCTTATGCGGTTAAGAGACAGCCGGAGTTAAAAATGTGGGAAGATGTAAAACTTGATCAAACAAGCATGGTTGCTACAATGAGAAATGGTTTTGCTCAAATCCAAAGAGACTTTATTAAATGTGTAGCAGGTAACACAGCCATCGGCGCATCAGCACAGAAGGCTAACCTACAAGCATTTGGTGAAGCAGTTGCTAAACTAAGAGGTGAAAACGCACCAACAGACGCGGCAGGATTTTATTTTGCGGCTATATCACCAGCGATTGAACTACAACTTGTAGATCAAATCACACATATTGGATCGGGGACAGTTGGTTCTTTAAGTTCAACAGGTGATAGAGTGTTAATGGATGCTCTTATTGGTCAAGCAGTTGGAGTCCGTTTCTTAAGAAGTAACAATATCGTTAAAAACGTAGCGGCATCATAAGGTAGGGAGTAGAGTATGGCATTTGTAACAAACGTAGGCGGTAATGTAATAGCATACTGCGATGCGGCAGATATTAAAGACAAAGATCAAAGGGTTTTCGAATCCAATGAAATAAACTTTAGTGACGCACCATCAACGCCAACTACTCTTGATGAATATTTAGAAGACCTTTCTATCAAAGCATTCGCAAGAATCAATGAAAAGATTAGAGCAAGTGCTAAATGGAGAAGTTATTTGGGTTATACGAATAATACAGCCTTAACTGGCAATACTATTCCGCCAATCAACGCAGACAGAATAGTAGCAAGACAGGCCGATTGGACTGATCTTGCTACATATTATGTTTTGAAAGAATATCTTTTACCAAAAGTAGCAGATTTTGGAGATGATCTCAACAGTGAAGTCCAAAAAATCACATACTACAGTTCAAAGTTTGAGGATTTATTCAATGAACTTATGGACATGATGGATTGGTATGACGCAGAAGGTGACGGCATAGATGCTGATGATAAAATGGTATCATTTAGAACTAACCGTAGAACAAGAAGCAAAAGAAATATTACAAGAGTAAGATAATGGCGTATAGATCTGTATTACTAACTAATCTACAAACCAGTTTAGCGACAGGCAATATACAGGTATCCACAGAGTTACCATATACTGCTGGTAGTGATGCTCTCAATATCAAAAATATGAAAACATTGTATTTAGATAGAGACAATGAAACTATCACGCAAAACCAACAGTTTTTAGATAACGGTAGTGTAGACGAAAAAGAAACTACGATTAATGCTTACCTTAGTGTAGATGCTAAAAATCCCCCGGCCGATTTGGATACTCGTATCGCAAGTATTCAAAATGCCAAAAGTAGTGTAGCGAACGTTTTCGTAAGAGAATGTGAGATGACTACTGAAATAGAAAGCGATATTTTGACTTATACTTTTGAGTATAGGTTTGTAACAATATAAGAAAAGGAGAACCCAATGGGCGTAATAAATGTAAGTGGATCAACAGTTGAAGCAACTGTTGTTATTAGTGATAAAGGCAGTAGTTTTAGTGCTGGAACATCACTTACTCTATTAAATCTCAATGACATTACTTTAACAAATACACAAGGATCTTTTAGATATAGTTGTCTTGACACTCAAAGTGAAAAGGTTGTAACAACTGTAGCAACAAATAGTGTTGGTCTAAACCTTGTTATTGATGAAGATCAGTTCTTTGGAACAGGCAGTGGCACAAGTCCAGTCATAGAAAAAGGATTGTTTGGAACAAGTAATGAAAAGACAGAAATAGACTTTAGAGTTTATTTTGAAGGTATTACTGTCACAGGTAACAAATACATCGAAGGAACAGGGTTTATCACTGGTTTAACACCAACAGTTAATCCGGGGAGTCCTTTATGGGTAACACCAGTAACTATCGAAGTAAATGGAGATTTAACTGAGGGAGCGATTAGTTAATAACTAATAACGACCACGTTAAAAAAACTAAGTGCTACTCAGCAATGGGTAGCACACTTTATACAGGAGTTCAGTAATGGAACATAAATGGTTAAGACTATACAAGAATGACGTGTGGACAGGTAGAGAAGACCGTATGGTTACTCTTGCTGACGGCAGTGAACATTGTATAGATGATTTAGCAAAACAACACGGCTTAGACTTGCCGGATAGTGGTGCTAAACCAAAGCAAAAAGCAAAAAAACAAATAAATACAGATATAGAGGAGCAAAGTCATGAAGATATGGAAGGAGCACTCCACGGAGGAGATACTCAAGAGCATGATGGAGGAGACAGCGAAGGCTAAAAATGAACTTCGTTGTGCCAACAAAGATATAGAGAAAGCAACAAACAGATTAAGTTTTTGTTTGAGTGCTTTAAACCACTTAACACAAGGAGATATACAGAATGAAACTAAGTGAAATAGCAACAGAGCCAAAACTCAATAAAGTAGTATTGGACAAACAAGAAATAGTAGAAAAATACGGAGACAGTTTAGAGTTTTTCGTATATGACAGACAACCCCTTGAAGTTTTCGGTCGTTTAGCAAATGCTGAAAAGGAAAACTTAACCGACGTAGCAGACTTAATGAAAGACCTCATTCTCGATGAAGAGGGCAATAAAGTTATGGTTGATGGCAAACAACTACCATTCGATGTAATGGTAGAGGTTATGGCACAAGTTGGTGAACATTTGGGGAAGTAACTAACCACGTTGTCGAACCGGGGAACAGTGACACAACATTTATTCTCTTGTTAGACTCGATTGCGTCAAGATATGGCAAACTACCGAGTCAAGTGTTGCGAGAAGGCGATACATTTGATTTAACTGTATTAGATACAGCACTAACATATCAAAAGTATCAACAAGACAAACAAGATGGCAAGATAGCAGATGGCGACATGTATGATATGAGTAGCCTAAAAGAACTTGCCGAGAAGGCTAAGAATAGACATAATGAAAATAACAGTTGATAAAAGTATATTCAAAAAACGTATGAAAAAGTTAGACCAAGTGCCTAACCAACTTATGCGTAATGCCTTTACAGAACTAAAAGATAAAACACCAGTGCGTAGTGGTAATGCTCGTAACAAAACAAAGTTACGCAGAAACACTATACGAAGTGATTATCCTTACGCAGGTAGATTAGATGAAGGTTGGAGTAAACAAGCACCAAAAGGATTTACTGAACCAACCTTAGAGTTCATGGACAAAAACGTGGATAAACTTATTAAGAGAATATAATGGCAAAAGATATAAAAGTAGCATTAGAGTTAGATAATAAACAGTTTAATAGAGGTATAAAGCAAAGCACTACCGAAGTTAGAACGTTTGAATCTACAAGTAAAAAAAGCATGGCCGCAACAGCATTGGCTGTGGCTGGTGTTACTGCCGCTTTTGCTGGTTTAAAAAGAGGTTTAGGAGTTGCCGCAGACTTCCAAGACTTACAAAGCAGTTTGTCAACTGTATTTGGTGGATTAGACCAAGGTGCCGCGGCATTTGAAAGAGTCACAGACATAGCAAGTAGGACTCAGTTTCAAGTTCAAGACATAACAAAAGCATTTATACAGTTAAAAGGCGCAGGTATAGATCCTACAGAACAAACTATAATGACATTTGCCAATGCGGCGGCTATAACAACAGATCAGTTAGGTGCCTTTCAAGCCGCAATCAGTTTGTTATCAAGAACAACAGCAGGTGGTTTAGGTTTAGAAGAACTTGAAAGATTAGGCGACAGAGGTATTCCTGTATATGACATACTTAATGAAAAGTTGGGTATAACAAGATTAGAAATATCTAAAGTAGGGCAAACAGCAGAAGGTGCCGCAAAGATTATTAGAGCATTAGGCGAAGGTATCAATGAAAGATTTGGTGATGCTTTAGAAAACAGAATATCAAATACAAATCAACGTATTTCAAACTTAAACGACGCATTTGATATCTTAACAAATAACTTACTTGCTGATGCTAATGTAGGATTTGGAGAACTTATAGCAGATCTCACTGAAGTCATAAAGGCTTTGAATAATAACATAGATAGAGTTGCTAAGTTTACAGATGCTATATTACTATTAGGTGGCGCATTAGCAACTGTATTTTTAGGTGGTAAACTTGTTACAGGAACAAAAAATCTAACAAACAGTTTAGCCGCCTTAAGTGCTGGTTCATTAAAAAGCAATAAATCGGTAAGTGGACTTGTTATAGGTTTAACAGCATTAGGTAGACAGTTTGGTATAATAGATATAGCAGGTAAGGCAAAACTTACAGGACCATTAAGACTGTTATTAGGATTAGGTGCTACCAGTGGTGGTCTTTTAGGATTAGCCGGTGGTATAGCGGCCGTAGTTGCTGGATTTAAAGCCTTAGATGCTATATTTGGCGGTGGTGATGCTGGGCCTTTCGAAAAACAAAAGAAAGAAATAGATTTAGCCGAAAAGGCAGTTAAAAGATTAGAATCACGTTTAGCAGAAGCACAAAAAACTTTAGCACACTATCAAGAACAAGGTGACAGAGGTAAGTATGGCGGTGGCACAAGTTATATTGACAATGCTCAAAAGAGTGTAGATAGATTAACTTTAGCACTTGAAGAAAGCAGAGCAGAGTTCAATAGATTACAAAACGCATATAATGATGCTGTAGGTATTGTAGGACCACCATTACCGCCCGGCTTTGAACGTATAAAGAAAACAGTAGAAGAAATAAATCCACTTTTTGATCAACTTGATGAAGCAGTAAAAGGTGTAAACGAAAACTTTAGAAGTGAAAAACAGTTTAGAATATATATTGAACAGTTAGAAAAACTAAAAGGTCTTGTAAGCAGTAACGAAGAATGGAAAAGATATGAAGAGGCTGTTAAAAAAGTAGAAGACGCATTTGGTATGAGTGTAGAAGACTTGGAACCATTAGTAACAAGATTCCAAGAACTACAAACAGAAATAAGCAAAGTAAAAGACTTCGAAGATTTTAATGCTGTATTAGGTGCTATAAACCAAGCATTTAAAGATGGCGATATCGATATAGATGAATACAATAACAGTTTAGATTTATTACGAGGAAGTATAAGTGATGCTGAAGCAGGTTTGGCCATATTTGAAAATGGTATAAAAGATATAGATACTGCTATAGCAAATGACTTAACAAACGCAATATTCGAAGGTGAAAACGCCATAGATGCTCTTAAAAATACATTTAAAGAAGCAATAAAACAAATGATTGCTGACACTATAAGATTAATGGTTGTTCAAACAGCCTTACAAGCAATATTTGGCTTCTTTGGTTATAGTGCCACATTTGCGCCAAGTGGTGGCATAAGCAATATACAGAAAAAAATGTTAGGTGGTCCTGTGATGAAAGACAAACCATATATTGTAGGTGAGATGGGGCCGGAGTTATTGATACCTTCTACAAATGGTAATATTGTGCCAAACAGTCAGTTAGGTGGACAAACAACAAATGTAAGTTACAACATACAGGCCGTAGACGCACCAAGTTTCCAAGCCTTAGTAGCCAGTGATCCTCAGTTTATACATGCTGTGGTCAGTAAAGCCGCAAATGATTTACCAAGCGGTAGGAGATTTTAATGAGTTTTCAAACAATAATAAATGACGCAACAAACATCAGTATAGATGTAAATCCAATAACTTCAGCAGTTATGAGCAGAAGTAACAGATTAAAAACAGCAACAAGAGGACCTGCTATATATAGGTTTGATGTAAATGTTGCTAAAGCATATAAATGGACAGGCGCCAATAGAGCATTGTTACAAACATTACAAACCAAAGGCAGAACAACAGAAGAAGAAATAACACTCAGTAGCACAACTGGTATGGGTTACATAATGGGTTACGCAGGAACAGTAAGTTCACAACTTAGTAATCTCACAATAGACAGTTTTACAGGTGACAAAATAGTAATGGACACCGCATCAACTACCGGCATACAAGCAAGTGATATTATATTTGAAGTTGGTGATTATGTTCAACCAGCAAACAGCAGATATACATATCAAGTAAGACAACGTGTTACAGGCGCAGATATAAGTTTAGGTTTGATAGATGTGTTTATGAACAGAAACATATTTCCGTCTACCAGTGATGGTGGTAACAACATTGTAAACCAAAGTGTAAATGTAGCAAACAACTGTAGTTTTCATGTAAAATGTTTAGACTTACCGGCACATACACTTGTCCCCGGCCAACTGTTTACATTTGATGGTAACTTTACATTTGTAGAGGTTATACTATAATGGCAACCACTATAACACCAGTTGTAGGCGCAACTAACATACAAACAGTTATATTTGTAAAGTTAGGACCTATAGAAGGCACAACTTATTACATAGCAAACACATATAAACCATATAGTGTTGGCGGACAAAGTTATACAGCATTAGGTAGTCTTGTAGGACTTACTGGCATAGATGATGAACTGAGAGTCAGCAACAGTGATGTAGGTGTTGTATTCAGTGGCATACCCACAGACCAAGATTATGTAAACTTGGTGTTAAACAGTAAAGTTAAAGGTGCCAGTATAGAAATAATGAGAGGCTTTATAGACGCAAATGGCGATTTAGAAGGCAATACTGTATATACAAGATTTAGAGGTATCATTACTAACTATGCGATCAGTGAAAGTAGAACGCAGTTCAGTGAAGATACATATCATACTGTTACGTTACAATGTAGTAACATAAACAGTATATTAGAAAACAAAGTCAGTGGTAGAAAAACAAATGAACAAGATATGAAAGCATTTTTCTCTACTGATGGCAGTTTTGACAGAGTAGCAACACTGATGTCAACAGCATTTGACTTCGGTAAAGGATATGGAGATGAGACCACAGGCTCAGCAGGTGGTGGTGGAGGAAGCACAGGTGGTGGTTCCAACCAAAGAAGATAGATATGAGGATATATGAAAATAAGAACAAGCACTCGAGAAGATGATGATGCTATCATTGATGCTTTAAAAGAGTTTGCTGATTATCAACCGTTAGGCAGACTACAAGTAGAAGCAAAAGAATACAATGATCATCATATAAGAAAGATTTTAGATGCTATAAGAGGTAACGGTATGATACTTATAGCACAAAGCAAAGAGGGAGATGTAGCAGGTGTTTTTATGAGTATAATAACACCGGATATATGGTTACCAAACATGAAGATTATGAATGAACTTGTTTGGTGGGTATGTCCACATTACAGAAATACAAGTGCCGGTTTGAGATTGTTAAAAGAATATACAAAAATAGGTAAAAAAATGGTAGATAGTGGTAAAATAGCAACATTTACAATGACCTTGTTAGACAACTCACCGGAGATAGATTTAGAAAAACGTGGTTGGGATAAAATAGAAACCAACTATGTATATGGAGTATAGCAAATGGGTGTTTTTAGTGCCATTGCCGCAACATTTAACTTTATAAGAACAGCATTATTATTTGCTGGTGGCGGTGCTTTAGGTAGCACATTAGCAGGCACCATTGCGGCAACTACAGCCGCGGCTATGGTAACAGGTGCTATAGTTTATGGTGTAGGCAGAGGTGTAGGCAGAGCACTTATGCCGGATATACCCAATAACACAGGTATAAATGCCGGCACAAGAGTTCAGTTATCGCCAAATCCTTCATACAGCATACCTATTGTGTATGGTCACGCATTTCAAAATGGTATAATCACAGATGCCGCAATAAGCAGTGACAATCAAACAATGACTTA